ACGCACAAGTCGCCGCTGGAACAACTACCTACGATGTCGGCGTCATTCCAGATAATTCACAGCTACTGGGTGTCACAATAAGAGTGGCTATAGCTAGTAATGCTGGTGGCGCAGCGACTGTTTCAGTAGGGGTGTTGAGCAAGACAACTCAATTTCTTATTGCAAATACCAATATTAAAGCGGTTGGGGAAACTAAAACTTTGGCCGCTGGGTCTTTAGACACAGCAGATCGCTTTAGTGCTGACAGCCAGATCACAGCAACACTTATATCTGCGGGAGCGGCTGCTACTGCGGGTCAAGTCACTGTGACTTTCACTTATGTGCAGGACAATTTCCTGCAAGACGCAACTGCGGTGTAGGCTATTGACCTTTAAAATTTATGGTGGGGTTTAATCCCCACCTACAACTATAGGATTCTTTAAATGGCTGACATTGTATCAATAAAAAAGCTAAGTGACAGTGTAAGAGAGGCCGTTTTCGCTTTCCAATATCAATACGTTGATGGTGGAAACGAAAGCGCAGTTATGAAGATTGACGTTTCAACACTTGCAAAAAGTGCGAGTGGTCAACCTTGTAGTGCTGTTCGCATTATTGAAGGCTGGTGGGTTATTAAAAGCATGACAGTTCGCATATTGGCTGCCGCTGATGTAAACATCATTTTGATGAACATTGGTGATGACGATATCGGATATCATGATTTTTCTAAGTTTGGTGGCCTTCCTTCAACTAAATCATATGGCACAAACCCAACTGGTGATATTAAATTCACGACTGATGGGGCTGGCGCTGTTGGAGATTCTTACCAACTGGTTCTAAGGGTCATCAAAGAATACTAAAGGAGTGATCTGATGGCGACTTCTAACACGGTATCGTTTCGACCAGACGTTGAAGAGATCATCACCGAAGCATTTGAACGCTGTGGCCTAGACCCACAGACCCAAACAGGTGATAGGGCTGTGTCCGCAAGGCGCAGCCTTAACCTGCTCTTTTCTGAGTGGGCAAACAGGGGCATCAACTACTGGGCGGTGGAACAGCAGACTTTGACGCTCGTAAACGGGCAGATAAGCTATACTTTGCCAGTAGGCACTATCGACATTATTGACGCCGTTGTGCGTGATAGCTCTGGGACAAACACGTCCGACCAGATCATCAACCGCGTGTCGATCTCTGACTATAACCAGCTTCCAAACAAAACGTCCCCCGGCAAGCCCAGCCAGTATATGCTAGACAAGCAGTTTACGCCTATAGCTTACTTCTGGCAGGTTCCAAACAGGACAACATACAGCATGGTCTACTGGGCCATACGCCAGCTTGAGGACGTTACAGCGTCTAATCAGGATGCCGACATCCCGTACCGTTGGAACGAGTGCATATGCGCTGGTCTGGCCAGCAAGATGTCTCTAAAGTTTGCAAATGAAAAGTTCACAATACTGAACGAAATGTATGAACGTGCATTCACTTTCGCGGCGGCTTCTGACAATGATGGTGTTTCTTTAAGGATTCAGCCAACTGCGCTGAACTTATCATAATGGCGAAATACGCAACAGGAAAAAAATCCCAAGCGATAAGCGACATAAGTGGCCTTCGGGTTCCTTATACCAAGTTGAAAACCACTTGGGATGGGTTGCGTGTTTCTCCAGAAGACTTTGATCCAAAGCAGCCACAGCTAACGCCTGCAAAGAACGTAGTAGATGCGACTGCGCTGCGTAATCCTCGCCCAGACACAGATCCTGAAAATGTTGTTGTCTTTATCGGATACACTCAGGACTGGACGATAGATCGACGTTTGCGCCCCGGCGTTGGGGTAAGCGCCCCCGGCTTTATTGGCTTTTCTGACTTTGAAGTTGAAAAAACAACACAGGCAGGTGTTGGTGGATCAGGCGGCGTTGGCACGGCGCAAGCCACAATTCAAACTGAAATACTAGCGCAAGGTCAAGCGGGTGATGGTGGCGTGGCTACAGATGTATCTGCCGTACAGACACTAACAGTTACTGTTCAGAATGTTGGAGGCGCTAATAAATACTTTATCGGAGGAGTTCAGCAAGACACGTTAGAATTGATGGAAAGCAGGACGTATTACTTCGATCAATCTGCGTCATCTAACAGCGGTCATCCCCTGCGTTTTAGCACTACGCCCAATGGCACACATGCTGGTGGCAGCGAATACACGACAGGCGTAACAACGTCAGGGACGCCGGGAAGTTCTGGCGCTTATACCCAGATAGTTGTAGCAGAAAACGCACCTATCCTTTATTATTATTGCACCCAGCACTCAGGAATGGGCGGACAGGCAAATACTCCTGTGTTCTCTTCTATATTAATTGAACTTGAAGATATTATTGGTGGAGTTGGTGGATCGGGCGATCCCGGCACAGTAAATGTAGATGCATTGCCACCAATAACAGGTGTTAAAGGAGATGGTGAAGCTGGATCAGTATTAAACTTCTTAGAAGCCAATCCAGCAGGCGTAGGCGGAGCCGCAAACGTAGGTTCTGCTGACATAAATAATTTATTGTCTGTATCGGGTGTTAGTGGCAGCGGAAATATCGGCATCCCTAACATAGAAGATCCATTGGGCTGGGGACTTGGACCTTGGGGCCTTGGGCCGTTTGGCGATACCGCTGGTAGACCTCCTGCAATTGGACAGTCAGGGACAGGTGGTGTATCTTCAGTAACAATAGTAATCGAAACATCTTGGGGCCAAGGCGGGTACGGTCTAGGAACATGGCAGTGAGGATAGATAAGTGAATTACACACAGCTAGTTGCAAATATTCAGAACTTTTTGGAAGATGATAGCTCTGAGCTGCAAAGTTCTATTGACCAAATCATAGATCAGGCGGAAGTAATGATTTTCCAGCGCCTGCCAAACCTACCGTGCTTTCGTAAGACTGCGACAGCAAATATGGTGGCAGGAACTTCGGACTATACAGTGCCAACAGCCAGAATGATCCGTCAGGTATCTGTTATATCTTCTAATGTTTTGTCATACCTAAACCACAGAGTTGATTCATATATCCGTGATTATTCGCCCAACGCGACCACGCAGGGTATTCCAATAATGTACAGCACCAAGAGTGCAGGAACGGCTGGGTCTGTTATTACATTGGCCCCAACGCCAAATTCCGCAGATACATACCAAGTAGACTTTATAGCCCCTGAGACGGGCTTGAGTTCAAGCAACGCAAATAATTGGATTGGCGACAATGCCGAAAATGTGCTGCTTGCCGCGTGTCTCTATGAAGCGTCAGCATTTCTCAAGGCAGGAGAAACATTGGCGCTTTATAAGACACAATTTGACGAAGCAGTGCAACTTGCAGTACAAGAGATGCAACGCGACTATGCAGCAGAATATAACGGAGGCTTATAATGGCTATCGCACAAGCAATGTGTACACAATTCAAACGAGATGTAATGCTGGGGCTGCATGATCTCGACACAGATACGATAAAGATCGCCCTATACACAAGCTCAGCAACGCTGAATGCAACTACAACCGCATACACTACCAGCAATGAAGTTGCTAACGGAAACGGGTACGCTACTGGCGGCGTGACATTGGCAAACGCCTCTGTTATAACCAACAGCACAAGTGGTTGCTTTGACTCTAACAACCCAGAGTGGACATCAGCAACCTTTACAGCTCGCGGCGCATTGATCTACAATGACACCGAAAGTGATTTTGCTATAGCTGTATTGGACTTTGGTGGTAACTTCTCAGTTGCTGGCGGTACATTCCGTATTGTTTTCCCAGCTCAAACTGCTAATACAGCAATTGTAAGGATCGACTAATATGGCTTCTACCTTTGTAAATGACCTTCGCCTCAATGAGATGGCAACTGGCGATCAGTCAGGCTCATGGGGAACAGTCACCAACACGAACCTTGAACTAATTGGTGATGCTTTTGGCTTTGGTACAGAAGCCATTACAACTAACGCCAACACGCACACAACAACGATTGCTGATGGTTCTGCTGACGCTGGTCGGTCAATGTTCCTGAAGTACACAGGCGCTCTAGATAGCGCATGTACAATTACTATTGGACCAAACACTGTTAGCAAAATGTGGTTCATTGAGAATGCTACAACTGGATCTCAGAACATAATCATCTCTCAAGGGTCTGGCGCTAACATCACTATCCCAGCGGGTAAAACTAAAGCTGTCTACAGTAACGGCGCTGGATCTGGCGCTGCCTTTGTAGATGCGTTTAATTCTTTAAGTGTTGGCGCTTTGACAGGTACTACTGGTACATTCTCAGGCGCTGTCTCACTTGGTGGGATTGCTTACCCAACTTCGGATGGATCAAACGGTCAAGCATTAGTAACTAACGGAAGTGGTACTGTCAGTTTTGGCAGTGCTGGTATATCAACAGGTAAAGCCATTGCTATGGCAATCGTCTTTGGATAAAGGAGGCTAGAAAATGGCTGCACCAAATATTGTAAACGTAAGCACGATTATAGGCAAATCTGCCACAGTCGCGCTTGCATCAACTAACGCCACGGCTATTGTAAGCAACGCTGCTTCAAGCGGTAAAGTGTTTAAGATTAACATGATTCAGATAGCGAACGTCGATGGCACCAACGCCTGTGACGCAACTGTTAACCTGTACAGTCAAGATGATGTTGGCGGCACGGCTTACGCTCTAGCTAGTACAGTCTCTGTACCCGCGGATTCTTCCTTAGTTGCTTTAGACAAAAGCACTTCTGTATACCTAGAAGAAGACAGGTCTATAGGGGTGATAGCAAGCGTAGCAAACGATCTAGTGGTAGTATGTAGCTACGAAGAGATTAGCTAATGAGGATTATAGGCAATAACCCCGCTGCAGATAACGCAGAGATCACGGCTGTTGCTTCTGGTACACTGCCTAACGG